TCACTTTAACATTGTTTACCTCTGCTTTAATAGAGAAGTCTGTTGCTGAGTTAGAGCCTTGTATGTAAGTATCATCAAAGTCTTCCCACACACCACAGTTCGTATATCCACAACCTGTATCAGTGAGGATTCTTGTTTGTGTCGTAGTGTTGCCATCATTATCTGTGATAGTTTGTTTAAGTGTTATTTTGTTAGTATGATTATTCCAAAACCATAACTTTGCTGATAGTGTTGAACGGAAGCCATGTTTTATTTCTGCGTCTGACATTCCAGTTTCACTCTTAATAGATGTTACAGTTTGTGATATGTTTGTATTATGTCCACTTGCAACTACACCACCTGTACTATCGCCCCCCGTACTACCGGCACTACTGTGAGAGCCTGGATTATTTGTAATAGTCCATCCGTCTGCACCATAATTATTATTAGATGCATGTTTAAAATCTGAGTTAGTTAGTATGTCACCTGAACTTGTGAGATTTTCTGATATGGATGTTGTAGTTGTTGTTGATTCAGGAGTTGTTACAGTTGTAACAACAGTAGTTGTACATACTGTAGTTGTGTCACCTTCTACTGGACTGTTATCAGTATCAACACAGGTGACGGATGTTACTTGAGTTGTTTCTGCTTGAACTTCAGTAAAGCATACTAGTAAAAGAAGTATGAATGTAGGAAGTAACTTCCACATTTTTACAATGGAATACGAAGTTGTACTCTGCCGTTATCTAATGTTGTAACTACTGGCACCTCTTCGTGTTCTGCTTCAGATACTTCTTCATCTTCGTGAACTTCAGGAACTAAACTTTCAAGGCGTTCAATTTCTTCCTGTTGAGCCGCAATCAATTCTGCTTGTGCTTTCTGTAACTCAGCGATTGCTTTTTGTAACTCTGCGTTTTCTTTAGCAACACTATCAATGCTTGTCTTCAATGATTCGTTCTCTGCGATTACACCATCTTCTTTAGCAATACGTTCGTCAATTTTTAATCGTGTGTCCATCTTCTCAACATACTTGTCGTAGTCTGGTCGTTCGATGTCATACTTCTTCCATTGCTTAACAGCCGCTCCGCCAATCTTGCCTTCAAATGGGCAAGGAGTTCCAGCCTGTTCCATTGCTTCAAAGACACGTTCATCCTGGCAAAGGATGGCAACTGCCGCCACCTTCATACCATAATCGTTTAAGAGTTTAGATAGTTTCATACGTTCACAGTTCATATCACGAACTGTAGTGCCACTGCTCAGACCAATTCCTGGTACTTGTATGCCTGTAGATTTACCAGTAGCACATATATCTTGTGAGTATGCACTCATACTTGGCGCACTTGCCGTAGGCACATTTTGTCTTGATGCGTTAGAAGTGTTTGTAGTTGTATTATTGGTTGTACTTGTTGTGTCGTTAGTTGAACCGTCTGCGTATGTAGTTGTACTTTCAGAAGAGTAACCACCCGATATCGTTGTGTTAGAACCTGATTCATTTGTCTGGTCGTTATCAGTAGAACCACTGCTAGTGGTATCGGCTAATGTAATAGTTGATAATGATGTGAATAGAACGATGAAAATGGCTTGTATAAATTTCATGTGTCTCCCTCTAATAAACTACGTATACTTATAAGTATATTCTACTATATTTATAAATACGATGTTAACGATAAACTGCTTAGTTATTATATTTTATTAAAGAAGGTCAGACATTGAAAATTCTGTATTAGAAGTAGTAAGTAACGTGCCATCTATTGTTATTCCATAAAATATTTCTTTTAAAACAGAAACGTTATCTCCATCTCTCTCAAATACCCTGTCGTGTTCTACTGCAAATTTGAAAATCGTTCCAGCGCCTGTTAATGTTGGTGCAATGCCATCTAGTGTAACGGATATTGGATTGTTCATAACAAGTGGCTGTGCTATCAATGATATAATATTTACAACATCATCCATGTTTTGCTGTGATTGGTCTGCCAAATCTCCAGTAAATGACATATCTACTGTCTTTATATACATTGTATAAAAATTAATGTTTCCTGCTAGGTTTTCACCTGCGGTTGCCGCACCGTGTATTCTTGCCATAATAATATCTCCGTCTATATATGATATATGGTATTTATCATAAAAAACCCGCCTTTCAGCGGGTTTTGATAAACTTAAAAATTAAGTTAAATGGTTATTAGTCGGTAAAAGTACAAACTGCTGAAAGAGCCTGCCCCATAACTTCTGCTGAATAAGCCGAAGCGTCTGGACCACCTTGAACTGCGAAGTGCATTGCAGAACCGTGGGCTCCGTCAATACCTGCAACTGTGTGACCTGCTGTTTGTAGTGCTGCCGAAACTGCATCTAATGCCGCTTGGTCTGCCACTACTGCGTCTGAAACTAAAACTGTAGTAACTGAACCTAATCCGTTACCTGCTTGTGCTATTGCTGCCATTTTAATGTCTCCTAAAAAATTGTTTTAAAATTGAGGTATATACCCTCTCTTTAGTTGGGATATAATATCCCTACACTCTTATTTATCTTTTTAAGCAAAAAATAAAGATTAAGTTCTGCCTAATCTTCCTTTTTGAGTAGTATAGGTTGTTTCCCCACTTTTTCTGCCTTGTGCTGCCGCGGCTTTCCAAAGTGCCCCGATTCCAAGTGCCGCCGCTCCTGCTTTCACTATTGGTTCGTCCCATATTTTCTTTTTCGTGTCTTCTTTGTCATCAACTGAATAATTACCACGTCTCTGTAATTTTAGAAGTGCTGGGAATATTTCTGCAAGTCTTGCCTTTCTACGAAACCATTGAACTAGTCGTGTTACTACTAATGCTTTTTGATTTTGACTTAAATTGTCCCAATCTCCAACTAATCTACGAACTGATTTTAACATACCGTCTTGAACATTAAGATTTTTCTGATAACGTAACAAATATCTTTGTTCAAATGACTTATCACTCCTATTATTAGAATAATGAAGCAAAAATCTTAAAATATCGGCTTTATGTAACGAAAGTCTGCTTTTTGCTATCTCATCTTTTTCATCATCGCCAATATCATTGTCTTTACCCATTAATCTATTAAAAGCCATGTACATATCCGTTCCATTTGTTCTGAAATAATCAAAATTTCTATAAACCATAGTGCGTGATGCTACATCTGATGCCAATGGGGCAAAATCATAATCTTTATTAAATATATTCAATACAAGAAAGTGACAAAACACTAAATCAGCCGCATCATCTATATTGACATCATTGGCCATCTTTTTAGTTCTGAATAATCTGCTTTCAGACAATGAATTTACAAGTTGTAACTTATTTTCTGATTTTTCTCTATATTGTTCCATTTAATTTCTTTCCATTTCGTCTATCATCTTTGCATTTTCAAGAGTTTTTTTACTAGAATATGTAGTAAAAAATCCTGGTACAACCATATGTACTATTAATGCAAACGTCATCTTTAAACATTCTATCATAAACATAAATGCAAAGATAAAATGCTCCCAATAAGTCATATCATTATTAATAAGGTGTTTTTTAGACTCCTTAAACATAACTTCCCCTCGTCATTAATTATAATAGTATTTATCTTACTTAGTACTTCCGTTTCTACATCTTTTACTGTTAGGATGCCTTGCACATCTAAATGAACCGTGACTCATATGTTTCTTAGATGCGGTTGCTTTACGTGTTGCCGCATTTCTTTTAATTTCCACGAACGGTACTGCTCTTTTGCCCATTTTCTTATTATTAGTTAAAAATTATCTCTCTGTGTTCATATTTGCCGCTGTAAATCCTGCTCTATTTACAAGTTTCACGTCATTGCCTACTACGTAGCCTTCTCCACCTTTCTGGCCATTTGTACTGGCTTCTATATCTGCTGGTTGAGAATCTAACGTTTTAATAATCTTGTTCTTTGTAGTCATAACACCATTAATGAATTGAAAAATTGCTTCAAATCCATCACTATTTTGTTGAACCCACTGAACTACTCGTTCTTTCTTTGGTTCACTTAGTTTTGATGTGTCTACCCACTCACTGAAATTCGTTCCTAGTTTATCTAGATTGTCTGCTTTTGTGCTGTTATTAATATAAGTGTAAAGAATGTTACCAAAGTCTGCTATTTTTAATTCGGCTGGCACTGCCAATAATTTATCAATTGCATTTGCATTTGATTTTAAATAACTTTCTAATCTGTCTACTTCAGGAAGGTCAACTCCTGGAGATTGAGTAACGTATACTGGTGGCATAATAAATGTTTTACCATCTCTAAGTTGTCCCATATCTACACCACTTTTATTTCCTTCTAAGTCAATAGATTGATGTACTACAATACCGACATCACTATTTGATATCTTTTTACCTATATCACTTTTAGAGTCTACTGAGTATGCTGTTGTATTTGGCTTGAATATAAGTCTGTCATCTTTTGATTGGGGAGTTGAGAACCATAACAAGTCACCGTGTAAGTATCCTCTAAACTCTTCAGGTATAACACTTTCTACAGTGTTCCATATACCTTTCATCTGTGATGCGAAATCTCGTCTGCTGTCATCTATGTCATCTTTGGCTCTGTTTAGAAACATTTTCTCTAAGTCATCACCACTTGTAACTTTTCCGTCATATCCTTTTGCAGTAAATCCACTTTTGTCCGTTAATACAAATTCTCCATTTGTATTTCTACCAAAGATAACGGCTGGTGAGCCGTCCCATTTGATACTGATTGATTTTGGAGAAGTTTCTACTTGATGTAATTTAGCGATTGCTTTTTGACCACCAACTGAACCGTCCCAGATAATCAAGTCTTCTAAATGATGAATTCTTGCACCCTCTTCTTTAAGGGCTTTATCCAGAAGGTTTTTCATTCTCTTATGAAAGCCAACTTGTATATTACGAGGTTTTCTTGGTCCTCTAAATCTTCTTTCTCGGCCTTTGCCTAATATTATTTCTCTGACTTTCATATTATTCCTTGCCGTATGGTGATTCGCCTGTCAATCTCGGACGAGCAAACCATAACTTGAACCATTCTTGTGTTCCTGGTTCTATTTTATGTTTCTTTTGATATTGAGATTTTGCAGTTCCAATATGAGAAATATTCTCCTGATGCAACTCTTCCGGTTGATAGGGCTTATAGATACCCGATAGGACTTTTAATTCTTTAAGTTGTTGTTCAAGAGTCATTTTTTCGCTTCGCATGAGTTATTCCACGTTTGAATTTTCTCATGTCACCCGTACGAATGCTGTTAACAAGACGCTTAGTTAAATCCACAGCAACAGATTCATCAAATTCACGATTTATGAACTCAATTAAATTTATTGCACCAGAAATGATATGTTCGCCTTTTTGCTCGACAAATCTTTCTGGCTCATTTTTAGAAATCGCCATCGAGTTTAATTCTTCAAATAGACTTCTACGTGGTTTCTTAGTCATAAAATAATTCTCCTACCAGTATTTATCAATTATCATCAAATGGACTTGCTTTTTTAGACTTTGCCATAGCCCTTAATGCCTTTGCCGCATCTGTTTTACCTGGTGGGATAGCAGAATCTTCAATAGTATCTGCGAGTATAGTTTTTCTTTTCAGAGAATCTATCACCTTCGAAGTTTGTGAATCTTGGGTTCCGACTGCTAAATCATCATCATCTAAATCTGAATCGCTAATTTTTAGACTATCTCTATCAAATACTAGATTTATTTTAGAACCAACACCACTTGAACTTCGTGTTTTCAATAATTGGAGTTGATATTGACCTCGTTCTCTCATTGCGTTACTTGTAAAGATGCCGATAACATTATCAGCAGTTTGAATTTTAGAGATACCACCAGCAATATGAGAGTGGTCAAACTCAATTTCTTCTACTGCTGAACGATTTAATTGTGATGCTGTAACAAATATCGTCTGTGTTTCCATAGAAAAGTTACGCATTTCTTCTGTAACATACTTGTCTTTAATAAACAAATCACCTGGTGAAACCTTTTTTGTTATTGGCATAATAAGGTCTAGATAATCAATACATATACAATCAACTATTTTTCCTGTTACGATTTGGAGTTCTTTCAGATACGAACGCACATCATTAACCGTTGAACCAGATGGCATATATTTAATTCTAAGCATTCCAGATTTCTTACCAACTGTTCTAACTTGTAATTCAACATCATCAAGTTCTTTAAAAATGCGTCTGGTACTGCGGTCTGTTACCATTGCGTCAATACGCATTGCCGATAACTCTTCCGATAATTCTAAAGTAATATAAGCGACATTCATTCCCATCTGTGCCCAATTCAATGACATATTCTGCATGAATAATGATTTACCTGAACCAGAGCCACCAGCAAAAATAGTTACTTCACCTCGATTAATACCACCATAAAGTTTATCATCTAAATCTTTCCAACCAGTAGTAACTTGTCCGTTATTTTCCTTTAAATGCTCAAGTCTTTTTCTTGGGTCTTCAAAATAATCTGTACCCAATGACCTAGTTAATCCAATTTGAACTGCATCTTTGATTGTTGTTTCTACTTCTCCATACTTACCCTCTTCAAGTAAATCTGCACTATTAACAATTGCTCGTTCAATTGCTTTATGTCTGCTAAATGTTTCAAATTCATCTATGAACCAGTCACTATGTTGTTCTATACTATCAAGTAACTCTATTACCTGTCCAGTTTCTGCTTTTATCTGCTCAACTGATGGCAGTTGTTGATATTGATTACTATATCCAATGAGAAACTTCACAATATCACGAATAGGTCTATCGAAATGCCTTTCATCCACAATTCCCATTATTCTAGTGAATAATTGAGGATCGGTCAGCATAAACTGAACGAATAATTTCTGCATATCTGCTGAGTAGTTTTTGACTTCTGACATTTATTTCCTAAACTTTAATATGTTTCAATAATTTTATCTGCAATACCGTGCTTGACTGCTTCTTCTGGTGTTAACCAATGGTCAGTTTTTGGTGCTAGTAAATGCTTTCTAATATATGCTTCTTTCTTTTTCGTACATTTCATATAATGTTCAAGTAATTTTTGATTTGTCCATTCTATATGAGTATGTGCATCTAGCATATCGTGATATTGGCCTTTAGTTGCGCCACTAAATTCGTGTGACATAACTGCTGTATTTTGTGTAAGATAACGATGTCCTTTTACTCCAGCCATCATTAACATAACACCACACGATGCAATTGCACCCATTCCATATGTATAAACTGGAATGCGTGATTGTTTCACAATATCAATTAGATGCATACAACTATCAACGAATCCACCAGGACTGTTGATGTATAAATGAATAATCTTTGGAGCCTCTTTTTCTGGCATTAAATTATATTCCATAATCATCTTAACTAGTGGCATACAATTTTCCTGATTAAATTCTTTATCCATATGTAAGACACCATTATCCCTTAGAAACTCACCTGGTGGTTTTGGTGGCACCGGTGGCATTGGCATCGGTGGCGGTGGTGGCATCTCTGGCATCTCTTTTGGTTCGGGTATTACATTATATCTTATATCTTTTTTCATTACTTCTCCTACGCTTTTTAGTGCGGTCGTTTGGCAAACCCGCTACCTTGAGTTTTATATTACGTTACATTATTCGTGTCTTCACACTTATTTTCGTTTTATTACTTATTCGACCATCAACAATAGATTTTAATGTATATAATTTTCCATATTCTTTTACTGAATCCGCCGCGTCTTTAATATGTTCTTCCCAGATTGGAAATGAAACACTCCAACCATTTTCTTGTGCCTGATGGATTAACTTCTTGCCAGCGTTATCTCTATCAGGACAAACTATAACTTCCCCTTTAAACTGATTAATATAATCAATTTGATTTTGTGATGCTTCGTTGCTCATTATTGCAATACAATCTAAGACTGCCGCATCAATCGTTCCTTCGACCACAATTAAAAACTCTTTATCTTCTTTTATTTTATCAGAATTATATAAAAAATTTCTTGGTTGCTTTGTCATATATTTAGACTCTGATTTGCCCGATACATCTCTGCCTGTATATCCTACAATTCTATCACCTTGTGTAAATGGAAATATAATACGATTCTTAAATCCAAATGCACTACTCCAATATGTATCAACAAAGTCATAAACTTCTCGGTCAAGAAGATATTTTGCCGCCATAATGGCACCTTCAGGTGGATTATCTTTATTTATTATATCTTCTAGTAATTCTGAACTCTCTGGCAAGTCCATACTAACAAATGATGGAATTCTTGTTGTTTGAGTCTTTGATGTAAACACCCACGGACCTTCTGATAATTCTTTTTCTCTTATACTTTCAATC